TAGAGCTGCGTTCCAGCGGATTTCTTCTCCACGATAAACGCATCGGGTTTCCATTCCTCCCACTCACGCATGGCCAGATCCTTGAGTTCAGGAAACTCCACCCGGACATTTATGGCGTTGAGCAAGATAATATGGGGCTTACCCCCTGTCAGTTTGGGATGGCTAAACACCCCCCAGGTCAGCAGCGCTGTGAAGTCGGCACGGTTATTCTTTTCAGCGGCAGCGTCCAGGGACATGATGATGAACTCCACCTCCGGAGCATCTTCCTCTTCCCATAGTTTCCACCACTCACGCTTAATGATGGCCCCTTCCTCGGATGTGGGGTTCTGCTGATACTGTGCGTTCCACTGATACGCAGGCATCGACGCTTTGGTGCGGTGCAGCGCATCAAGATCAAAAAACTCAGGCCATAGAGCCTTCTCGTTGTCCGTGCCTTCATTAAATATGGCCGGAAACTCAAAGAATTTGTACTGGTCCGACTCTTCGTTGCGCACCATATCCTTGGCCACCATCCCAATTAGGTCGTTGGGGTGCCAGCGGGTATGCACAATAGCCACCCGCCCCTTTGGCATCAGGCGGGTACGCGCTCCGAACGTGAACCACTCATAGGCTTTCTGAAAAACCTCAAAATTGCCATTCAAAATGTCCTGTTCGGAGAACGGATCATCAACAATCAGGAAGTCGGCACCCCGTCCGGCCAGCGCAGAGCCCACACCGCAAGCAAAATACTCGCCCCCGGCGTTTGTGTTCCACCTTCCGGCCGATTTTGAGTCTGCTGACAGGTTTACGGTGGGAAATATGGCCTTGTAAGCGGGCAAATCCACCAAATTTCGCACTTTTCGGCCGAAATCCACGGCCAAATCGGTTGTGTGCGACACCATCAGCACTTTTTTGTCAGGGAAATTGCCCAAAAACCATGCTGGGAAGTACACGGAGACCATAAATGACTTGCCGTGCCTAGGTGGTATGGACACCGCAATCCGGTCTTCCCGGTTAAACGCCATGTCCTCCAGCAATTTGGCCAACCGGCGGTGGTGCGCCCCCACCTTGTAGTCGGGATTCATCCGCAGGCAGAACTCCAGCAGGCTTTGCCGGGCCAGTGCAGCCGACTCCCGGGCCTGCATCTCCTCCAGAGCCTCGTCAAACGCCTCCAGATCGGAAGCATCCATCTTGCTCAGGTCTAATGCCAGCAAATCTTGCAGTGAAAACTGCGAGAAATCAATTGCCGTTGTCAACAGTTTCCTCGTCTAGTAGTTGCCGGGCAGCAGTCTTGGCATCGGGTGCCTTGGGCGTCACATCCTCAATCATCTCCCGCTTGGACTTGAGTTCCAGCAACTTGGCAACCCTGTCCTTGATCGATGCCTCAAGCTCCACAGTAGTTTTATGTTTTACCGTAACCTCGCTGCGTTCAACAAACAGGCCCACATCGCCAACCTTGCCCAGCAGCTCCAACGCACGGATGCGGATCTTGGCATCTGGGTTTGTGGTTTCCTCAATTAGCTTATTGGTGACATATGTGCGAATTTGCACAGCCGACTGCACCACCACCTGATCATACTCACTGAGGATGCTCTTAAGATATTTGGCAGAAGCCGATGTGGTGATCTGAGTGGTAAGCCCTGGTGCTGGCAATCCGGGTGGGGCGGCAGTTGCTGATGTATGGAACGCTGCCCGGGCAGCGATCTTATCTACCTCGGTCGGCTCTGATGAAACACCAAACGCCTCAAGGAACTCTGCGGTTTTAAACAGGGCATCGGCCTTGGCATGCAGCTCCATTACCGCCTCCCTTCCCTCGGGTAGCGGCACGGACAGTTCGGGTATTACTGTAAGCATGGCACAAATAATAACTCAATTGCGGGCAAAGTGTCTAGGTACCATCAAGGGGGGTGTGTTCTGGAACGAGGGGGTGGGGTCAGCCTATAGGAATTTTATTTTTTGATTCTTGTAGTTTTTGACTTTATAAATTTTTGGGTTTGTTTGTGCGCAATACAGTGTAATGCAAACACGGGAGTCCCATTGCTACGTTGGGGGGTGCCGCCCCGGTGGGGGAACTGGTTGCGCCTCGCGCCGCCCGCTGGCTGGCCAGCTGGGAAATTCCTACGGGTAGGAAAGAATGGCATGGGTTGACAACGCCTACCAATCAGGCACAATAGAGGCATCGGTTAAACAAATGAGTCGCAACTGACTCGCCGATACTTGGAGCTTTCATCATGGCTAACGCTGCTACTCTCGACACCATCGCCCTTTTCAAGGGTATCGCCACTGCCCACAATTCCGGGTTGACTGCCCTTGATGTCATCAAGGGTCACATCGAGACCCTACGCAAGGGCGAGATAAAGATGGGCAAATCGGTCAAAACGTGCCAGTATCGTGTTCAATGCACCGATGCCTACATTGTGGCTTTCCCGAAAACAGCCAAGAAAACGATTGCCAACTATGTGACAGCCGTTGTCGATGCGGTCAACAATGGCACGGAATTCTCATTCTCGGCCAGCAAGGGCAAGGGCAAGGCCAAAGGCAAACCCGCCGATAAGGACACCACAATTTACCCGGTTTTGGCAAAACTCTTTTCCCATGAGGGGTTTGCTGCGCTCATGGCCGATCTTCAGGGCGCATACGAAAACGATGAGGGTGATTTAGGGACAATCATCCGGGAGTGGCTTGAAGGTGAAGGGTATGAGATAAAAGAATAATTCCTACCTGTAGGAAACTTGCCCGGGCTTTGCCCCGGGCTTTTTTGCGCCCCGATTTTTCGGGGCTTTTTTGCGCCTGCGTTCCGGAACGCCCACGTTCACGTATCAACCAGACCCATAGCACATCTTTTATTTATCAAAGAATGCTAACGCTTGCGCCGAGGGAACTGGTGGGGTGAGTAGCCACGGCAGCAGCAACGGCAGCAGCAACGGGCTTTCACAAAAAGCTAAATCCTAATTTTTGTTCCGGGAACGTTCTGGAGAAGTATCAGAACATGATAACGTGACATAAGCAGCAACAGCAGCAGCCAGCAGGGGACATCCTAAAACCTATTTATTTAATATATATATATACTATATACTATATATTCTACTTGTTCCTAAACAAGTTCGTTTGGCAGCTCTGGGAAATTTTTTGGGGCACTTGTTTGTATGTTAGTGGTTACTCTCGTCCGTTCTTCTGGTCGCAGCACATTCCACTTTCAACTTCCCTACCCGTAGGAAAAAAGCCCGTTGATGCTTTTCGCCGCTTAGCTTTATAACCCGCATAATTCGTGTGAATCCATATAGCTCCCAACTCCTAACCCGTTGATTTCATTGCACTTTCCCCGTTCCCTACTAAATCCACAATTTTCTAAATGCCCCCATTTTTTAGTTCTTTCCCAGTACTTTTTTCAGAACACACTTAGGAACAGCTTAGCCTCACGTAGGAACAGCTTAACCCACACTGTGACTTTTAGGAACGTGGTATGATTGTCCTCTTTCAACCCCCTAGGAGCCCTACCATGCCCTTCCAACCCGTCCGCCCCCTGCGCGATACCCTTGCCATCCTCGACACCGACACCACTGCCAACCCCGAGCTAGCCCGCAGCGCCTACGCTGCTGCCGATATCCCCGCCCAACACGCCAACCCCAACAACCCGCTGAACCCCACCACACGCATCAACAACAGTGCCGCAGTGCAGGCCCGCCTGACCTACTACCAAAACCTAAACCCCAACGATGCCCATTCCCGCACACCGAGCCTGAATGAAGCTGCACAGCAAGCGCAGCTTGTGGCCTTACTCGATACCTACCTAATCATGGATCGCAAGCAGGCGGTCTACCACATCAAGACCATACCCGTCGGTGGGATTGTGATCGTGCCGTTTGTCCATGCCAACAACGTGCGCGTGGCTTGCTACTACCACACCAAGCACAATGACCGCGAATTCCGCACCGAGACCATACGTGTAGGCACAGGCGATCCCGCAGATCATGCCCGGTATCTGAAGGTGGTGCGGGTGGCGTGAGAACTGGCGGGTTTCCCGCCTTAAAAGATCCCCAAAGATACGCAAAAACTTCATTGCTCCAACTTGACAAGCCCCCCAAACTACTTTATAATGTTAAGTAACAGTTGGAAATCGGCCATCGCGCTGACCTAGGTTTTTCCTACCCGTAGGAATTCCTACCGACTTGTTCCTTAACAACTCATCATGCCAGCGCACATCATGTGCGCGAACAGCACCGCCGCTGCCTACATGGCAGAAGCGCAATAGATGACAGCACCGGACAAGAACACCACGGCCAGTGCAAAGACTCTCCCTGCGTGAATAGGCGTCCCGTAGCCAGTCGGGTGTACGTGTGGTAACAGCACGTGCAAAGCGTCAACAACCTACCTAACTGCGTGGATTGCTCTGCTGGGAGACCGGCAACAAACCTAATGCGGGCAGGGTGTGAGCGAGGATAGGACGACTACTTATTTTGGGGCATCAGCCTTACGTCCGAAGGTAACTCACACACAACACCCGCAGGGAACGTGAACCGGCATGGCCGGGATATGCACGAACGACAAACGCTATCGTAGGACAAAGCACAAAGCGCAAGGCCATCAACGAGAAAACCATGCGCAGGGTAGATCCCCTGCGTTCACAAGCTGTAGCCAGCCTGAAGGGCACACCGTGTCCTTTGGGGTGCATACCGCACCACATCACAAACCTTATCGCAACGAAAGGAACCATCATGCTCTGTTATGCAGTCTTCCACAACGGCGTACAAATCCGCGCCTACCCCTATGACGCCAAGGGCAACGACTGGCAACGCGCCAAAACTCTAGCCATTGAGCTGGCCGAAAAGAACGAGCGCAGCGGATACAAGTGCATCGTCGAGCACTTTGGCGTATCTGGTGTAGGCACTGTCGTTTGGATGTAAGGAACCATCATGAACACAATTGATTTCGTCTTGGCGAAAAACGCCAAGGCAGACCGCGCAGATATCAACGCGCAGAATATGCGCAAGCTGGGGGAGCCCGGCCAAACGCTACGCGCCTTGATCAAGGCCGGTGAGGATGAGGACTTGGTACTGGTGGCCTTCACCCCCGTAGGTGACAGGCGCGTCCGCAGCTGGCGTGACCGGCGTGTGTACACCCCCGCCCTTGTCT